GCAGAGATGGCCTCGCTGCCCGAATTATTTCTCGGGAAACGATTATTCGCACATACCCTGCACCCCAGAAATTTTAAACTGGAGGGCTGATATGTACAGCGAGGCGGTCTGACTCTTAAATTTGTGACCAGGCAAAGCCCCTGAGACGAATCTCAAGGGTAAATCCCGGCCACTCCTTATAGGAGCAGATTCGTCTCATGACACGCTAGTGCCACACCATTCGGCCACCGAATGGATTTCCACAGACTTAATTGTCTGCTTTAAATCGAGTTGCATATACTTTTTATGACGAGAGCAACTCTTACGAAACTCGTCTCTTTATTATTATTTTATTTACAAAATTATGAAAACTCCCGAACTGTGTAATTGTACAGGATCGGGCAGCCGGTGAAGAACATTAAGGTAAAATCTTCACCTACAGCATCCCACTGCTGATATGTTGTGTTATAGGTTTCAAACCATGGATTCAGTGGATCTTGAGTCACGGACTCCGTCACGACCCTGTGGGAATTGGTCGGAAGATCCTGGCCCTGCACGACTCGCGCCGGCGAGAACCTGGTCGGCTGATAGAACGGCAACTCAACCTCTATTGTATTATTTACTTCTAGGTTGGTTGCAGCAGACCCTCCTCCTGAGAGAGTAGCTTGCCTTGTAGAAGCCCACTTTCCCAATCTCGCTGCACCAGTGGCGTATGTGAGACTGTTGGCTGAGATCACTCCATTGCCACTCGCATTGAAAATGCCTCTGGTGACATTTGGACTAGTCGATTTTCCGTCGCTGAACAAGTACTTTTTGCGACGTGCACCGCGGAACCCAGCGTAGCAGGGTGTCCACCACGATGCGAAGTCCTTATTAACCACATTGAGCGGGGTCGTTCCATCCACGGCAGAGAGATCTACACCCTTTGGATCCCAACCAGACTGATATGGCGAATCTTTATTTAACAAATTATTGATCCGTACAATCCCGTCGGGGGGCCTATCGGGTACCCAAACCTTGGTTTGCGTGTAACGCTTCATTAATTCTCTTAGCGTTGTGGGAGGGTCTCCATAAAACACGGTATACGTATGATCCGCTTCCACTGATTCACTAGCAATGGTCTGAATCTCGGTTGATCCCATCGGTTTGTCGGTATCAGCGACAGACGGGTTCTCCGTAGAATCAGCCATTCCACTCTGGCTCGTAAGCGCAGGGTTCTGCTGAGGAAAAACATGGAAATCATTAATGTTGCGGTTGGAGGGTGCAGCGAACTTCGCATCCTCACACATACTGACAAAAACGTTAACGGAAATTGGTGCGTCCACGGAGGGGCACACTAGGTCGTTCAAAATATTGAGCTCAAGGATTCCGTTGAAAATTCCTTGAGTCTTAGGTAGGCGTACTGAGTCGCTAAAATTCACAGTACTGTCGCTCAGAGCTCCACATGTTAACCATGGCTCTGACTGCGCCCAGCCTACTACGACCTCAAAATCATCCTGTTCCGCAATATCGATCACGCGGGAATAATTGGTATTATACTCAACAGCTGAACTGTGAGAATTCGGATCGTACCGAACCAACATTCTACCCTTGTGAAAGTCAGATTTAACTATCTGGAAACGGAACTTAATACTACCCTGCCATGAATGAAAACACGAACCAATCATGCTCATGGGGGTGGGATGAATTTCACTACCTAGGATATCGAACAACATTGGTGTCACGTGTGAGTTCCACAACAACGTATCAGGTCCTTCATCTGGCGTCCAAGTGAAACTAGTAAGATAAGATTCACGCTGAGCAATATCATTGATGCCCATCTGGTCAACACCATCAAGACCCGCTGTACGAGTGTCCAAAGTAAGTTCAGCCTTAGAATCCATAGTAAGCTTTTGCACCGCATCAGCAGCGTCCACGTTAGTGAAATTACCTGTTGGATTAGGCTTGAACAATTGTATATCAGTGACCACTGAGGGACGCGAGTATCCGAAGATTTTCGCAACTTCCCCCACCTTACCGGCAACCATTTCGGTCGCCAACGCGTAAGGCCGAATAAGTGGTAAGTCCGCGAGTACCCCCGCGGCTTTTGCTATGACAGCTGCTGGCTTGGAAATAATTCCAGAACCATATTCATCTCGTGCAGTAATGTCATTGCTCTTATTCTTAGGTCCGAGTGGCTTCTTATTCTTCTTACCAGCCTGCGAAACAAGCAGTGAATTGCTGGTTGGCATGGTGAGGACAACGTCCTCTGCCCACAGATAGATCGTAATGGTAACGGGGTCATTACCTCCATTTGCATGTAGGAGGTTGTCAAACGATTTGACAATGATTTCACCCATATCCTGTGCGTCGTCATCTGTGATGGACAAATAATTCTTAGTCCAAAAGAAGGGCATACAAAGCTCACCACCAGTGTTTTTGGTGGGATTCAGAAAGAAGTGCGGCTTCTGACTAGCCTGGATTAGGTCTTGCTGGAGGAAATTCCTCTGGACCGTAATCTGGTCGTAATTAGAGCCGGCAAGTGGATTGTAACTCGCTAGGGCACGTCCGTAATGAAACTTAGTGCCTGAAATAACCATCTTGCAGTGCATCTTCATCCGAATCAACTCGTAATTTTTGATTTTCTCAGCAACAAAAGGATTGGCTAAAAATTCTTTCCAAGGGTTAAAGGCATAGAAAAAGGGCTGTCCGACAACCCAATTCTGTACACTCTGACGAATAGGACGGTTCAAGAACTCGCCCAAATTGGAATCATTATTGTTTGCCAAATCCATGGTGGCATCGTAACCTCCCTTGACATCCGTAGTCCATCCAGCGTCTTGATCCGCAAAAGCGGTAATCTGCTGTTGGGACATCGGACCGGATTCGGCTACGTCCATACCAGGTGGCGGCTGCAACGCGCCAGTCGAGGAAGACTGCGAGTCCAAACATACGGACTCAAGCATCTGTTCCAGTTCACTGACCTTGCGCTGCAACGCAGCAATATGCTGATATTTCTTGGAGAGTTTACGTCGCAAATGTTTATTGAGCTGCGACAACTCCGCATTTTCATGCATTATAAAGCTCATATCAAAACTTGGGACTCTTTTCAAAGGCGCATCCCAATCAAAATCCTTCCCCTGAGGTACAGCAGGGGCCTGTTCAAAAATAGTATCAAAATTAGAAATCAATTTATGTACATCACCGATCCGGTTGATTAATCCATCACGGGAGTGCTAACTTTTTGCAGTGACTAACTGCCTCGCTAGATAACGAGAGGGCTCTGGTCCCTAAGTCTTCTATGCTACGCTGTCATAACATGCTAGGCAATTCAGCTCCTAACAAGCTACCGTTATACAGTAACATAGCCCCGATTTGGTTTTAATTGCATGAGGGAACGCAATGACACATTTTAACGGCAAGTGCCCAGCCGATGCCGCAGGATTACTCCTTTGGCAAAGCATCCTGGTATTTAAGGAAACCTAACATATCTGCCCACTGCTGTGGAACATCAGTGGCCCTCTTACCATAGACGCGCACGATCTCAAAGCCGTACTCAGAATACACCATGGCCACTACTGTGGCTTCCGGTTGCAGAATGCTCATAACTTGAGCATATTTCCGCGCCTGAGTTCGAACTTTATAACGTTGAGGTTTCCGGTCAACCAAAGACTTGGTTTCAATGACCAGATAAAATTCATTTTCCTCTGCGTACAAAAGATCGCCCTTGCCGTAATTTTCGGCAATCACAGGATACTCCTGTGCGGCAGGTTTGCCGAGGAGCTCAATCACGCGCTCCTGAAGCGTGTCCTCCTCAGTAGGGGTCATTGCCTTTTCAGGCTTACCCGACTGGGAGTCGAGGACTACATCATACTTTTCAGCATACCAGTCCTTGCGCTCATCGTAGGTGGGAATAGGGCCTAAATAACCCTTAATTCCAGCGGCCTCAGCGACCTCCTCCAATTGAGCGACTTTCTCGGAATAAACCTTTCGACCAAACTCAAAGTACTTAAGTGCAACATTGCTAATGGCTTCAGCGCTAGACTGTTCCATCGACAACACTTTCGACTTGAGATGAGCGTGAAGCATCTTAGCGATACTCCCGTCCTCAATTACAGCTCGGTAAAGGTTAAACTCAGGATCCCACACGGCGAAGTGCTTGAGGAATGAAGCGCTGCCCAAATGAATGAACGGCACGCTCTCAGCCTCCTTCTCTGCCATAGTGTAGGTAATGCCAACTTCGGCAAATTCCTGGGCAATCCGGGTGTGGTTGTAGGCATCAAAGCCTTCTTTCACTGTCATGATATTGTCATCGCCGTACGTCATCAACGCAACCACATCGGCGAATTTCGGTGTACTCCACCAGCGTTCATCTCTCGCGATCTTAAAATAAGTGTATCGCATGTAAAGCGAATTCACGATCGAATTGATGATAACTGTAAGTGGATGTCCGCTCGGGTTTGACCCGAAGAACTGGACTAACGTACCGAAGTAATCATAAGTGGGGTAAGAGATTTCGGAAGCGATGCCTCTCATAATGACAAGGTCATCAGCATCGTAATTTCCTGATTTCTCAGCGATGGCGATCAGCAACTTGAAAGCAGCGAGCATAAATTCAGGGCTCATTCTGCCGTCAAACTTTGCATAATCTCCAGCGATCGCACGGTCCCAACCGTACTTACCGATATGTTCGAATAAATCGGTCCACTCCGGCGATTGAACAACAGTTCCGACCGCACACTCCGTGAGGTTCTTATTCCTCTGGAACAGTGCCGCAAGACTCAGAAAGTACTTGCGTGTCAGCATAATAAAAGGCATATTAGCGGCGGCAAAAACGCGCGCCTTCTTCTTAGTGAGCTTGGTCGGCTCATCCTTCAAAGATGCCTTAAATGTCGTGTTAATCGACTCTCCGGAAAGCAATTTGCTCTCCAATCGTGCTACCTCCTCCAACATGGAAGGATCAACGTCACGGGGGCACGAAATACCCTCGACGACGCGGTCGCTCTTATCAACGACCTGTGTCTTAGGACCCTTAAAAGGGAAACCCAAGGAGGTGCTAAAATTCATTGCATTCACTCCGAGGACTCCATCGAGTCCAGCCAAATTGGCATCATCAGACACTTTTCCAACCTGACGCAGTTCTTGCTCCGAAAGACCGTTAATCACTTGATCGAAATAGTCTTTATAGGCGCGTTGAACCAACTCTGAATCAAACTTGGTGGCGGTGTCAACCTTTCCACTCATATCCAGAATCTTGTGATCTTGCGATCCCAACTCATGTGGCTTTCCATGCTGTTTCTCAATCCCCATAACTTCTTTTACAAAGGGGGAAATAACAGATGTAACCACAGCGGAGCTAGGTGAAGACCTAGGCTGGTTGTGCTGTCCATGGATTCTCATCTTCGATCCAACTGGCATAGCACGGGTAGGACACTTTTCATGGGGGGCAACTAAAGGCCCAACATCAACATCCATGATCTTAGTGTCGTAAGGCGTGGCAGAATGGGAAAGCAAAATCCCAGGACGAGTGTCCAACTCTGCACAAGCCTCAAGCAACTGACTGCGTGTAACAAAAGCAGCCGCTGCAGTGGAACCCTTACCGGCAACATGATGGCCAGCAATGAAAGGAGTTCCTTGCGCGTTTCCAATCAACGCAGACATGCACATACCTCCCTTGGTAATTCCTGGGTAGGTGTACTTCAATCCTTGAAAGGTACCTCCTTCGGTCGTGATCACACGGCCTCGAACGGCGGTAAACTTAGCAGACTTGAGGAATTTTCCCTCATCGTTCTGCAACAAGTAACATTCTAGCTTCTTCAGCTCCTGAATGTCCTCAGGATAGTACTGCAACATGTCTCGTTGCGGTCCCACAGCTGGCGCGTACCAGACAGCGAGATCGGTCCCACGGACCTTAACACAATTGGTGCGACCCATTGCGACATCCTTGATGAACATGCCCGACATGTAATCAATACGAATATATTCGCTCTTACTCGGGACATAATGATTAGGGACTAAAATAACATTGCTTCTCAAAAGCAATCCCTGCACAAATTCACCATCCGGCTTATTCAGCCGAACCAAACGTGGGCGGATGCGCTTATCCATATCTTCATGGGTACCAGTCTTTGCTTGACTGGTGACACCAGCATCTCCGAAAAGGTACTGGCGCTCACGTGCTGCAACATCCCAAAATTCCTGTTCCTGCTGATATTTCTTAGCATTCTTCTGGAACGAAATGGGTCCGGCAGCTTGAGCGGTAGGCAACTTAGCCCACTGTCTCGCAGCATACGATAGGACCTTCCAAAGTCCTAAAGCGGCAATAAAGCCGATGATCTTCTTTTTCGTTCCCCAATCAAGCTCTCTCCATACGACGGAGGGCCGGGGGACGTTGCTAAGGCGATTGATCAAAGCCTTGCGTGCACGGTTAATCTTCCAGTACACGAAGCCAACATAGGCAGCAACGACAAATAGAAGTCTCAACATACCAAAGCGCATTCCTCCAAATTCCATAAGGAGGAGGCAGGCAAACACCTGCAAAAATGGCGCCCAAATGGTGTCGAAAACTCCATAAATGAACTGTTTGTTGAAGTAAGCAAGAATAATGCTACCGTTCTTCGAGGACAAAAAGCCCCGAATAAAATCGGAAAGCATAGCACAAAATCTTTCCTCAAGCTCCAAGTACCACGCAGCAACCTCAGAAAGGTTGGGGATACCAGCTTGGGATTCAAGTGCACATGTCTTGCACATGCTCTCAGGCATGCCGCAATCACACAAAGGCATATCGACCAGTTTCTTCTGGCCTTCAACAAATGCCTCCTGCTTTGCGTAATGATTTGCTGAATCCTCCTTAAGGAACATAAGCAATTCATCGATCTCAATGTCGACTAGCTTCTTGTTGTTCCAAACTACGGGAACGAAATCAACACACACAGTCTTTCCAGTCTTGGTTTTCTTCGAATCACTCGAAGTACCAAGTGGATACTGCGCGGTCTCAACCGTAAATGTAGCAAAGGTAGGAAACTGCTGACCCGCCATGTGGCGAATCTTATCAGTATCAAGCATCTCGGTGCCTTCCTTCCTATACTCAGGCTTGACTTTCTGAGTAATGGTAACCTCAAATCTTCTGTTGATTGACAGCGGTTCGTTCGAATAAACGTTGGATTGTAAATCCTTAACATTCGTTGTTCCGCAAACAACATCAGGCTCGATCATGACCTTACCCTTCATTTCCGCATTCGGATTAAGGGCGGCCATAGGCACTTGGTTCAAAAACATGATGACAGACTCAACAGGTGAACCCTCCTGCTTAGATTCGTTGGTATTGCAAATATCATCAAGAATTACACCTTTATGGTGCGTCATAAACTCGCTCTGGAACTTGTCCTGTTGATTGAGTGTGACAATCGCACGTGGCGAATAATCCTTACCATTGACCTTCAAAATGAAGCGCAACAAAGCGTTAACAATGGCTGATTTACCAACAGATGAACCACCAAACAGCAAAATGCCGTAAGGCTTGATACGAATGTGTTCTTTCTTGGAAAGCGTCCTACTAGTCTGCATATCCCGCAACAAAGCGAGACGCCTAGACAATTCAGTTCGCTGTCCATCCTTGCAAGTGTTCAACATACTCAAAGTAGTCTCAATACACTCGCTAACACGGCGATCAAATGTTTCATCATCAATTTCAGCCTTTCGGCCAAGGTCAATGCAGACCTTCTGTGACTTCAAAAATGTATACTCATCATCGTAAGCATTCTTGATTGCGTCGGACCATAACGTCGTAACGTCTCTGGTTTCAACAACAACCCACAGCTTGCTAATAAGCAATTTAATGTAAGCAAAGGATTTCTCCATAAGCTCAACAACTGTAACCTTCTTACGAAGGGGCTCACTGACAAAGAGGCTCACTCCTGAGATGGTAAAGTCAATCTTTTTAATCCATCCCAAGGCTACCAATAACTGAATAATGTAGACCAAATCAGTAATAATGGCAGATCCCTTCATGTTAGACCAGTGCTTGGAGAAAAACTCCGTAACTGGCTTCATGTCGGGAACACTAGGCAAAGTGATTTTGAACTCTTCCAAAAGTTCACGGGCCTGAAGGTAAATTCCTCCAAACATGGCCCAAAATTCATCGCTAAAAGACAAAGTGTAATTCAAAACGTCAGCAAATCCAGCTTGTGACTGGAGCTTCTGATTCTTAACACTCTTCTTCTTACGGTCCTGCTTGGACTGCTCGAGTTTGTTCTTCTTCGAGTTCCAAGCATCCTTCTTTTCTTTCTTTTCCTTATTAGCTTGCTTGCTAGCCCATTTGGCAGCAGCATAAGCCTTTTCGGATTGAGATGGCAGAGCCAACTCTTTAATCGTCCAATAATAACCAACGGAAAAACCGAGGGCAATCATGACGAAGCAGATCATAACGTGACAGATATCTCCTGTCGTGATATTCGCGATGTGCGCGAAGACACTCTCAACTACTAGTTTCTG